ATAATATTTTAAGAGGTTAATATGGATAAAAATAGTCTTAAAAAAGTAATCAAACCCCTAATTAAAGAATGTTTAACAGAAATTCTTTATGAGCAAGGATTAAATAAACTTATTGAAGAGTCTATTAAGACAAGACAGCGTGAAGTCGTCAAAGAAAATAAAGAAGAAGAGTCTTATGCGGTAAAAGAAGTTAAATTTATGAAGCAAAATTCAGAAAATAAGCCAAATAAAATTCAAGAAGCAAAAAAACAATTATTAGAAAGAATCTCAATGGGCGGCTTTGACCCTTTCGCAGGTTCAGCCCCCATGGAAAATGATCCTGAGCAAATTGCAGAATCATTAAACCCAGAAGCATCTGTAGTCCCAGGTATTCAAGGAAGGGGTGTCGATATTTCTTCGTTATTAGGACAAAATAAAGAAGTTTGGAAGACTTTTACAACTGCCTTAAATGGAAAAGGCAAGAAAGAATAATGGTGTATTATGGCTAGAGCAGTAAATTTGGAAGTAAAACTACCTTCACATGTAAGACCAACTGACGAAACAACCGAACAGTTGATTAAGAAGTTTTTAAGAGAATGCAGCAAAGAATCTATTGTACAATATATGTATGAGAACAGCGCTTGGACAAGAAGATTCTCTAAAAAAAGTGTTGTAGAAAGACAAAAAAGATTAAAATACAAGAGAAATGCAAAAAAGAATCAACAAGAACTAAATAATGAAATTCCAGAAACACGAAAAAAAAAGCAACATACAAAAAAACAAGCGCCTGTAAATAAACAATAATTTGTCGCTTGATTCTATAAAACACTATTTATATAAAAAAGTGTCATATTGTCCTGTTGACAGGAGATTAATTAATGTCTAATTTGTTAGAAGAAGCAATTATTGATGCAACTGCACTAAGAGAAACAGCTTTAAAAAGTGCTGAAGCTTCATTAATTGAAAAATACTCAAAAGAGTTTAAAGAATCAGTTAAAAGACTACTAGAACAAGAAGAGATGCCAGCGGTTCCACCAGAAGCCGCATCTCCAGAATCAGCCATGCCAGCAACTGAACCTTTGGCTGCTAGTACAATGCCAACAGCACAAGCTGGCGGCAAAGCGCTTGATGTTGTACCATCATCTTTTTTAGATGATAATGAAGATGAATTAATAACAATTGATTTTGATCAATTAAAAAAACAAATCTCAACAGCTCTTGGATCAACCGAACAAGCTCCAGAACTACCATCCCAACCAGAAGCTCCAGAATTAGAAGCTGGAGAAGAAGATACGAGCGAAGTCGAACCTTTATCACAAATTGAATTAGAAGAAGGGTTAGATTTAGAATTAGAAATGTATGATGCTGGTGGGCATTATGAACAAGGGAAAGACGCTTTATCAAAAGAAGGATGGTCTGGTGAAGAAGAGCAAGAGGAACTAGAAGAACAAGATATGGGTTCCTCACAAGATCCAAAGGTTCAAGCTGCACAAGCTAAACTAGCTGCTGAAAAACAAAAGCAAGCACAAATTGCAAAAACGGTTGCACAAGCAGAAGCCGAATTAGCTGCTGCCCAAGGTGATGCAACTGAGAAAAAACAACAAGCCCAAGCCGCTGCTTCTCAAGTGTCTTCCGCTACACAAGAAGAACTAGAGGAAGACTTTTCAATTACAGAAGAAGAATTAGCTGAACTAGCTGAAGAGTTACAAGTTGATCTTAAACCACAACATCAATTACGCGGTTATATGGGTACAACTAATACTGAGCGAGAATTAGCTGGTAATGTTGAAAAAGCAGCTGCCCGCGATGCTAAAGCTGAGAAAGAACGCGAAGAAGAAGAAAAAGCTATGTCTGATTTAAAAGACAAATTAGCTGAATCACAAAATCAAAACAAAAAGATGTTCTCTTTGATCGAAGAACTAAAGGATAATTTAGTGTCCTTGAAGGAACATACAGAAAAATTGAGCGTTTCAAACGCTAAACTACTATATACTAACAAAGTTCTTGCAGATGTCTCGTTGAATGAGCGACAAAAGCAACAAATTGTCGAAAACATCTCAAAAGCCTCAACTGTTCTAGAAGCGAAGACCATATTTGGAACACTTCAAAGCGCGGTGCAAAGCGTTTCTGAAAAGAAACCAAGAGAATCACTTAGCGAAGCCTTGATCCGTGGATCTTCACCTTTCTTGAATAGACAAAAAGTTGCTTCTATTGAAGATAACTTATCAGATCGTATGAAAATTCTAGCTGGTATCAAAACCAAAACTTAAAAATTATTCACAGGAGAATAAAAATGGCTAACGTATTAGAAAGATTAACAGAAGGCGTCGTTGAACGCAACATGTTAAAAGAAACAGAAGCTGTCGTTTCCAAATGGGAAAAGTCAGGTCTTCTAGAAGGTCTAAAATCAGCTCGTCAAAAGAGCACAATGGCAGTTCTATTAGAGAACCAAGCCAAAGAATTACTAAAAGAATCAACCACTATGGCTGGTGGCGATGTTCAAGGTTTCGCAGCAGTTGCATTCCCAATCGTCCGTCGTGTATTCGCTGGTCTAATCGCTAACGATCTAGTATCAGTACAACCAATGTCACTACCATCAGGTCTAGTATTCTTCATGGACTTCAAACGTGGTACAGACGTTGGTAACTACGATGGTTCAAATGGTGATCGCGTATTCTCAAAGAACGAATCATTCTTTGGTGATCGTTTAGGCGTTCAAATCACTGGTGGCGTTCGCGTTGACGGTGCTCAAGCAGAAAAAGGTTTCTACAACCTAGCCAATGGTTACAATACATCACGTTGGTTTAACGTATTTACTGGTTCAACAGTAACTGTTGACGAAGCAGCTTTTGCTCTTTCTTCATTGACAGAAGCACAAGCCAAGAAACTACGCTGGGATCCAGACCTAGTTTCAGGTTCAACTTATACCCACGCTTCAGTAATTACAGTCCCACTAGCTTCATTGTCCTACGGTTCACTAGTTGCTGAACAAGACGTATTTGCTACATCATTAGCACAAGCAACTTCATCAGTCCTTGTAACATCAAACGGAGCTGGCGACGTAACTGGTTCATCATCACTACTAGCTTCAACATTCACTGTTGTTCGCCGTCTAACATCAGTTGATAAGGCTGCTGGAACTCTAAAATTAGTTCTAGTTGGTTCAAGCTCTGGCGCAGTAGCTCTAAACCAAGGTCTAGGCAAGCAAGTTGTTGTCTCATACCCAATCAAAGATAATTTGACCAACGTTGGCACCGATGCTCTTGGCGCTCTTGCTGGTGCAACTCCTTGGACATTTGAAGGTTCAGCAGCAATTCCAGAAATTGAATTGAAAGTTGATTCATTCTCAATCACTGCTCGTACCCGTAAGCTCAAGGCTGCTTGGACCCCAGAATTAGGCCAAGACCTAAACGCTTACCACAATTTGGACGCTGAAGTTGAATTAACCTCAATGTTATCAGAACAAATTGGTCTAGAAATTGATCAAGAAATCATGAACGATCTAGTCAAGGGACAAACAGCTGGTATCAAATACTGGTCACGCCGTCCAGGCAAGTTCGTAAACCGCGATACAGGTGCTGACATCGGTGCTGGCAATTATGCTGCCCCACCAGACTTCACTGGTAACGTTTCAATGTGGTATGAAACCCTAGTTGAAACCATTAACGATGTATCAGCTCTAATCCACAGAAAGACCCTACGTGGTGGTGCCAACTTCCTAGTCTGCGGACCAGAAGTTGCAAACATCCTAGAGTTCACAAGCGGATTCCGTGCTTCAGTAACTGCTGACGCAGAAAAAGGCACAATTGGCGCTGTTAAGACTGGTGATCTAAACAAGAAGTGGGACATCATTGTTCATCCATACTTCCTACGCAACGTAATTCTAGTTGGTCGTAAGGGTGGAAGCTTCTTGGAAAGCGGTTATGTCTACGCTCCATACGTCCCACTACAATCAACACCAACCATCTTCGATCCTAACACCTTCGTACCACGTAAGGCCGTTATGACTCGTTATGGTAAAGCAATGGTTCGCCCAGATATGTACGGCTTAGTTGTCGTAACCGATCTATTAGGCTAATCTTAGCTAAATAATAGTAGAAACCCCGCTAATCGTAAGGTTGGCGGGGTTTTTATTTGCTTTAAATTAAAGAAAAAACTATTTAAATTGTGATTATTGCGAGGAAAATATAAATGTCGTTACCAGTTCTAATGCCAGCTTCAACAATGAGCAAAGTTATATTGCCAATAACTGGTAATATAGCTAATGTAACACCAACGACTCTGCCTTTTGGAGTGTACGTTAATGAAAATTATTGGAATCAAGAGCAAATAGGGGCATTCAAGACAGGTTCCGTAGAGCAAGTAGCATTTGTTTATAAAAAATTAGGTGGCGACGTACTAGATATTGAAATTGTTGATACGCAAGTATATGCAGCATATGAAGAGGCGTGTTTAGAGTATTCTTATTTAATTAATTTACATCAAGCTAAAAATGCTTTGCCATTTGTGCTTGGACAAAGTACAAGTTCTTTTAATAGCGACGGCCAAATTAACGGCAGCGACCAATATGCAAAAGAAGCAAATCTTAAATTTCCAAAAATGTCATTTACATATGCTAAAAATATAGCTATGTCAATCAATACTGAAGCTGGATTAAATGGAAATGAGCCAATTTATTCAGCTTCAATAGATATGTTGCCAGGTGTTCAAGATTATGATTTGCAACAAGCAGTTTCTGCTTCTGGAAATAGCATAGGCAATAAAAGAGTTGTGATAAGAAAAGTTTATTATAAAACCCCAGGTGCTTCATGGAACTTTTATGGTTATTTTGGTGGTTTGAACGTTGTGGGCAACTTAAGCACATACGGCCAATATGCAGATGATAGCACTTTTGAAATTATTCCAACATGGCAGAACAAATTACAGGCTATGGCATACGAAGATGCAATCAAAACAAGAGTTTCAGATTGGTCATTTCAACTTAGAGACAATAATTTAAGATTATTCCCAGTTCCAAATGCCGCAAGCCCAACAAAATTTTGGTTTGAATATACAGTTCCTACGGATGCTTGGAAAGAAACTGATACTACTGTAGATTCTGGAGTAAATGGCATAAATAACATGAATTCGCTGCCTTTCCAAAATTTACCTTACGATAAAATTAATTCAATTGGTAAACAATGGATTCGTAGATTTTGTTTAGCTTTATGTAAAGAAATGCTTGGTCATATACGTAGCAAATTTAGCGATGTACCAATTCCAGGTGATAAAGTAACTTTAAATGGTAAAGATTTGATTTCAGAAGGAAAAACGGAGCAAAAAGAGCTACGTGATGAGTTAAAAACACAATTATCTGAAATGACATACGCTAAACTTGGTGAAGATAGCTCCAAGATGATGGAAGACGCAAGTAAAGTTCAATCTTACGTTCCAAATCTAATATTTGTAGGATAATAAAATATGGCTAGAAAGAGAAAAGACGAAAATATAGCCCAATTGCCACCAGACGCTCCTCCTCCACCTTTATTCCTTGGTGAGAAAGAAAGAAATCTTGTTAAACAAGTAAACGATGAAATAATAGAGAGAGTTATAGGGCAAACTGTTGTATATTATCCAATAAGCAGAGAACATACAAGGTTTCATTCAATTTATGGAGAAGCGGTTCAGAAGACGTTTTTACCTCCTGTAAAGGTTAATGCGTTGGTAACTTGGCAGGGAAGCAAAACTTCCGCTGAATCATTTGGTATTGATCGTGTCACATCAATAGAAGTAAAATTTCACAGAAGAAGATTAATAGAAGATCAAGATTTATATGTCAGAGAAGGTGACTTTGTACTTTATGGTGACGTATTTTATGAAATTGTATCATTAAATGAAGCTAAATTGTTATTTGGTCAAATAGACCACAAA